GCGTTTTAGGATGTCGAGCTTTCTGCGCTCATCTATTTGCTCTTCGCTTTCGCAAGGTTCGATTGGTGTCTTCCACACTGACATCTCTTCGAGGCATTGTGGCATTTCTTGTTCAGGCTCTGGTAATGGCCTTGGTACATGGGCATGAATCATTTTATTTTGGTTTAGGTTTAATTTACTATAATGTTCCAGTCTTCCGCAAGCATATCTGTCTGAGATGCCAGCCAACCGGTGAGAATTTTTCTGTCAGCAGTAAACATTCTGATACTGCCAAGCGCCTCAAATGTTTCTCCGCCTACCTGCTCTTCAATAACCTGGCGAAGTGCGGGGTCATAAATGGCTTTTGTTGAGACAGTCCCTGCTGGAAGCAAAAACAAAAACATGTTCTTGCCATTCCAGCCACTGCGTGCAACACGGTGTCCTTGTTTGAGCGCCTCAAGGGCCTCGCCAAATGTGCCTCTTCCAACGTGAAGTAGGCCAAAAGGTCCTGGTGATGTTAATTGTTCCATTTTATTTTGGTTTAGGTTTAATTTGTGCAAATCTAATTAATCAAAATGGAGATTCAACCAGCGTGTTGAATAATTTACTCCCATCTCTGAAATAAAAGGTGTCTCTATTTAGGTTAGCTTGGAATGTAAGTGGCTCCTCAAAGCCAGTGGGCGCACCGCCAGTTTCCGTCTCCCGTATCTTACGAATATGCATCTCAACAAGTCTCCTCATAGATGGATCTGGATGCTGAATCCTCCTGTGCAACGTGATGAAATCATCAGCACGGTTGACAAACTTAGCGCCACCCTCAGTCTGCTCTGCGAAAGGAGGAACTGGCAAGCCATCCTTCCCCTTAACCCGCTGAGCCTCTGTAACAGCATGTACATTCAGCCAAACAGCAATGCTCTTTGAGTTGCTTAACGTCAACAGCTCACTAACAGCCTCGTAGTCATACTCATGAACACCAAGGCTAAACGCCTGCTTCATATCCCTCTTAAGCCCATTGTAGGGGTCAATAAAGACCCCATCAATGCCATCATTGGCAATCAACTTATGAGTGAATGTAATCAAGTCATAAATGCTATAAGTCTGGGCATTGTCAATGATGATGAAGTGCTTCCCAACCCAATCATAAGCCATCTTCATATCCGCAGTCGTCATCTTATCAATAGGCATACCCATAGCAAATGTCATCAGCCTCATCTTGATGGAGGCAGTCTTATTCTCTGATGAATACACAGCCCACTTCCACCCAAAGTTCATAGCAGCAGCCACTTGTAAGTATAGCGCGAATGTCGTCTTACCGATATTGCTATGCCCATTTATAATAGTGAAATTCCTCTTATACCTCCAATGGTCATCAATGGAGGGGATGCCAAGTTTAATGCCCTGCTTGATAACACCACCAGCATACGCTGATATCCACTTAAAGTCCTCATCATTACTGCTGATGAACGACATATCCCCATCCAGGATACGCAACTCTCTACGCATCTTATCTTTCTCATCATGTATGCTCTTGATAGGCTGTGTCTTGCCCCTCGCAATGCCATCCCTTATAGTGTGCTGAGCCCCTGATATCGAGTCAATATCCCTCTTGCAAATCTCCCTCGATAAAACCCTGACCACCTCATCCTCCTCCATATTTCCAGAAGCTATGTAGCCACCACAAAGTATAGATGCCCTCAACAAGACATTGTGCTTATCACCATCAGGGGCTTTCCTAATCATCTTGCAGGCTATGTTCAGCGTCTCATAATCTGTGTTTATGTTAGGCTGACTCACAAGAGCATCCTCCTTAGGCCTTTCGCTTATCAAGCCCCCATACACAGCAGACTCCTCATTGAGGATTATCTCAGGGTCGTAGCTTATAAAGCAAGCCCTGCTCACGTTGATGCTCGTGGGGTCTGCATCAATATTGTGAGCATCCTTGTAATACTTGCAGATAGCCTTATAATGCTCCCTATGTCTTTCCGGGTTGCTTATCTTCATCAACACCTTCAAGCCTGTGCCGGTGGGACTGACAAAGCAGGCTAATGTATATGGGTCGAAAGAAAGCTTGTTCTTGTATTCTACAACAGATACATTATCCAAGTCTATGCAGATAATGCCTGAGTGCTGAGTTAAAGCGGAGTCTTCACGCTTAGAGAATATCCCAGAGAACAATATGACTGGGAGCTTCCTCTTAATTGCATTCTTCTTATCCTTGTCTTTTTCATTCCTTAGGGATTCAATAATCGGTAAAGAACTTTTGTGGCCATCCATTATCAGCGTTACCGCTTGAGAAAGACTTATAGTATGTGGTTGTTCTGTTGACGAAAGTGTCTGGAAAATAGTTATTCGTCTCTGTAATATTGGGGTTTGGTTTGTCGTGGTCATCTTCTAAGGCTATTTTTAGTAAAATTAAATAACCAATCAAGTCTGTAATCGTATCTTCGGTTTGGTCTGTAATCCCTTTGTTTTTTATTCTATTTAGCTTGTCGTCTATACGGGCGCAGATGGCTTTGACTGGGGTTAGCGCACTAAAAACTCCTAGCGGGGAAAGTGCGCTGTTCCCGTAACTAGCATTTTTCATCAATAAGAGATCTTCGATTTCTTTAATCTTGGATGATATCCTCTGCTCTGGAGTCTGTTGGGTAGTACTCATCGTTTTGTATTTTTTGACAAATTTGAAAATCTTTAATCATATCAGTCATAATCCTGTGGATGCCCCTGGCGAAGTTGACTGTTGGCTTTTGCTCACCATGATAAATCCTTTCAACGAAAGCCCTAGTCATACCGATATTGCCTGCTATTGCGTTACGCCTAACACCATAGTCATCAACCCAAATTCTGAATAGATGAAGTGCTACGTCTGGATGGAATGGGGGAGGGGAGTATTCGCCCCCCGGATGTTGAGGCCTACTCATTCATTAAACCTTTATCTAGTCTTTTATGAATGAACCATCCACCATCTTGCCTGTTCTGTCTTTGATTTCCTGGTAGGCATATCCAAGGGCAGACATAACATCATAGCCACGGATTTCAGCGAAGATGATTAGCGTAACCATGATATCTCCAACAGCATCAATCTCCTCTTTGCGCTTTTTCTTGAGTATTGCTGACGCTAACTCACCGACTTCTTCGATTATTTTAATAAGCTGTTTGTCGCTATTCTCTTCTTTCACGAGTCCTTTGTCATCAGCCCAGTCTACTACATCGGAGATTAGTTTTTCGTACTTGCAGTGGTGGTCATTAATTTGACAGTCATCGAATCCTTGAGTGTGTTTTTCCATTGTATTAAATTGTTTTATTTTCGGGTTGCAAGATAGCAAGTAAATCATCATCAGTCATTCTCTTTATTTTATTGATGAACCTCCAATTTGGCAGGTATGGGTCAACAGCTTGTACTGAATGAATGACTGATGTGTGGTGCCTACCGAGGAGGTTGGCAATTGATTGCAGTGTCACTATGTTGCCGTGGTATGTTCTAAGCACATAGCAAAGAGCGTGCCTCCCCGTTGCGATATGAAGCATCCTCGATCCAGACATCATCTCTTTCTTTGTAGTACCTACAAGTCTACATATCTGATCTGAATAAAAGTCAGCAATTTTATTTATGAAGTAGTTGAACTGCAACTCTTCATCTATCGGCTTTGCTGTCATCCTTTTCTTGTATATTTTTCTTTGTGTCATCCGTTTAAAATTGTGTCTATTAGTTGAATCCTTTGCCCTATCCAGCGCATCACCGGAACAGCCATTGAGTTGCCGCAAGCCTTGTACCTCGGCCCATCTGGGCATTGGTCAGCAGGTTTGTTGCGGTATGGTATTTGTGTCCAGTTTCTTGGGAATCCCTGAAGTAACTCCGTTTCAATGGGGGTTAATCTGCGGATAGCCATTGGTGGTTTGTAGGTGTCCACGGCTATTGGTTGGGCAATCTGCTGATCCTGCATTGTGCTAATCGTAAAGGCTTGCTCTTCTTGACCAAGGTAGCCTTTGCCTCCACCTTCGCATCCACCACGAACCTTAAATGCGTGAACTGGATGAGCCACATCCTTTGGGCCATTGACCCTTGAATCGTTTGGATGCGATTCGTAGTATAGGGGTTGGGCAACACCGTGAACACCTGTTGCATTCAGCGTGTACATAGGCCCATCCTCCGTAAATCCATCACCATTACCTCCATTCATCGGTTGCCTCCCTATCGTGTTTTCTGCTATGGCTATCGGCTGGGCAAGATAGTTTGTCTGCTTCATCCCAGAACTTGCCGAAAGTGCGCCTACAATTGAGCCGTCTCCGTTTATATATCGAACTTCATCTCTTGTGTTTTGCTGAAAAGCCATCGGTTGGGCAACAAATTGCTGAGTGCCACCTTCTCCACCTCTTACAAGCGTTCCAAATTGGTTTGTCCTTGCGTTACATTCAGCGTCTATGCTTATCGGTTGGGCAACTGCGTGTGGTCCCTTCGCAACCAACGATGACATCGTTTCCCCTGCCTCAATCCTCGGCTCGTATTGTGCGTTCTCGCCCTGGTTGAATGCGGCTCGGTCTATGATGGTTGGAGCATAAACCATATTTCCTGT